TTACCTCTATTATCTCTTATAATCTTTTCTATATTATTAATGTATATTGTTTCTTCTAATACTGATCTATTATATACATCTGAGTGATCTTTTTTATACATCTTATTTTTATTAGTGTATAAAATTGATCCATCTGATTCTGATTTGATAAATAACTGGTTAATCTTATAGGTTTTACCGGATCTACCTCTAACAGTGGATATGACATTAAGTTTTTCCAAAGTATCTAAAGTTCTTCTAACAGTTATCCTAGATAATTTAGTTTCTTTAGCTACAGTTGAATAACGCAGACCGCACTCATAGTTATTCTTTTTCCAAGCATGTTTCATTAAAGACAAGTAGCAGTTGATACAGTTAGATTTTTTAGTACCGCTTAATTTATCCAAATGACCATATAATTTGTAAGTTATATGTAAGAAAGCACGACTATTGTTCATGTACGCACACTTTCCTATGATTGTGTTGGAGGTCTAGCAAGATGGACACCCATTGATCCTCATTCATCAACTCAAACTCTGTCGGAGAGCTAGTTATACGCTTGATCCTAAAGGTTAGGGTGGTGTCGGTCAAATTCTTATAGAATACTAAAAAGCAGGGTATATTTAAGCGACTAGCGACTATCTTTGAGAGGGTTGTAGCCTTGTATTTCTGATTTTTATCATAACACGTCTCAATTATAGCCAAAGGCTCATAACAACGAGGACAGCACTCAATACTGTCAATATCAATCATGGCTATGCCATCATATTTTCTATGCCAATCGTTATAATCGCCATTAGAAAACGCATAAGTTTGTCTAGCCATTAATGAAGTTCCAAGTAGCATAAACTACAAAAAATAATACCATTGCTTGTAGCTCTATTGGTGCTTCTAAAAATATCTCAATCATTTTTATCCTTTCTATTATTTTTTATTATTATTATTTCGTTTTCTTTTTCTTCTATTATTCTCTCGTAGTCTAACAACTGATTAGATAGTTTCTCAATGTGCTTTTTGTGTCGTTTAATTTCTTCCTTACATTTCTTCAGCTCATCAGGACAACCTATCTCATCAAACATTTTATCATTTGTCATATTCCACACATCCCTTCACATTCGTTATTAAACATATCTAATTGATTATCCTTTTTATCAAAATCCACTTCATCCAAAGGTTTACATGATCTATGAGTATAATTTTTCATGTCTGGATCTTTATTTATTAATCTAATATTTTTATCAAACTCAACAGCATCAGCAAATTCTTCTGGATTATTTTTTTTCATATCAAGCCAACCTTTATCATCACGAAAAGGACAACATATACACGCAGATTTTTCTGGCAAAAGTATTTTTTCTTTTTTCATGTAGTTTAAACAATCTTGTCTATTCATTTTAGCTTCAATTAATGGATGTCTATTTAATATATATTTATCTCTCGCAGGTTTCATTCTTTGTATTTCATCTGTTGAAATACCAATCCATTGTTCAACATACTTATCTTTAGGAAAGTGTTTGCCATATTTAACACCACACAACTCTCTAATTTTTTTTCTTATAGGAATTATTTTATACTCACTCGTGCATTGCCTACGAATCATACCTTTTTTTCCTGTAATACTATGTTGATTAAAAAATGGTGCTACTACAAATTTATTTGTATCTTTAGCATTTAACATATCTTCTTTTATATTTCCTTTTTTAACTTTAAAAATTGGAAAAGGTAATATGTTTGAAAGATAATTAAGATAAGTATATATTCCTTTAGGCTCATAACCTGTATCTGCAAAAATTGCACAATCAACAGGTGGTAGATCGCCTTTAGCTGACATAACTGCCATAGCAGAACTTTGAACACCAGCACCTAAACTTAAAACAACCATTTGTCTTGACCTATTTTTATCAATCATTTTAATATCTCTATCTTTTTAACAACTGATCGTGGATAAACTGTGACAGTACCAACAGAAAGTTTATCACCATCATAATTAAATGATGTAAATATTTTAACTGTCTTTGTATCTTTAGAAAATAAATAACCTATATCTTCACACCATTGGAAATTTAATTTATCAACATCTTCCAAACTATCAAACCAACTTGCATCTGTCACAATATCTTGCCAAATAATTTTTACTCGTTTGTATTTAAACTTTGGTGTTCCACCAGCTTTCATATAGATCCTTTATAGTGACTTTATTTTTTGTGACTTCTAAAATTTTCTTTACCATTTCTGGATCGGGAAAACGTTTTACCTTTGCAGTTAAACACCAACGTTGAACTGACGTGCCGGGATTTTGCACACCTTTGATACCAAGTTCTAATCCAAAATTATAATAGGATAGACCTTTCTCTTTTCTATATTCTTCAAGTGTCATAATTCCTTTCTTTATTGCTCTGATTTGTATGTATATATAACATATTTAATCCTTTACAAGTAAAATAATATGTGTATAGATAGTGGAAAACTAGGAACTTATGAAAAAACAAGAACAATTAATAGAAGACGCATTTTCAATATTCAATGGTGGTAAAGGATTAGACCATTGGAGTTATTCATCAACCTCAACACCCTTTGCCAAAAATTTAATTGGTTATACTTTTCCACAAGAAGTTAGAAGAACTTTTGCATTTAGATATAAAGCTAACTTTGGCAATCTTGTAAACAACACAGTACAAAAATTAATTGGACATGAAGTTTGGAAAACATCTACCATGAAAGAAGAAAAGTGGGATAGAGATTTTAATAAAATATTTCAAAACGAACTTGGTATTATAAATGAAAAGCCACCGGTAGATGACAAAGATAAATTTGCAAGAGAGAAAATGATTGAGTATGCGATTGATTGCATAGGTGTGACAGAAAAAGTTGTTAAAGATATTGTTAAAGATGACAACTTAATTTGTGAGTATCATGTTAGAAAAAAAGAAATGACAATGATAAAAGATATTTTAGGTAAGGTTGATTATCTTACAGATAAAGTATTTATAGAATTAAAAACAAAGCCACCCAATATTAGAAAGGTTAAGAACAAGGAAGAGTGGACAATGAGTAGTCAAGCATTGCCAACTGAACCTGCAACAGATAACCTTACACAGACTTCGTTCTACTATATGTGTACCAAGAAGATACCTTATTTAGTTTATACAAATGATAAGGAACATATTATCTTTGATAGCACACATGAGTTAATGAAGAAAGACCATCTGGAATTTCTTTACTATAAAATGGTTGAGAAGATTTTACTTTGGGAACGTATGATTATGTTCTGCAAAGGAAGTCTGTCCGAACTTGCACAAATGTGTGAGCCACCGGATATGAATCATCCTTTTTATTATAAAGATTTAGTACCAGAACAAGAAAAACTCATAACAGACTTATGGGGAATTAAACAACAACAATAACGAAAGGAAAATTATGTCTTGGTTAATATACAAAGGAAAAGTAATTGGAACTTATACTTTTATTTACGCACAAAAAGTATGGGGTCTATTACCATTTTAAATAACACAAAATATGAAAGGAAACATGAAAAGAAATATATATCAAAAACTACATGATGCTTGTTTAAGTGCAAAGAGTGTCAAGAAAGGTGCAAAGGCAAATGGGATGCACTTTAACCCATTGCTACATGATGATGTACAAGCAGTTGCAACACAAGCCTTGTTAGACAATGGTTTGTATGCGACTTGTAATTATCTGACAGAAATTGTACCAAACATAAAACAAGTAATGGTCGTATGTACTATGAAAGTTTATGATGTTGATGATCCAACACAACATATTCTTGTTGATGGGTGTTCAGCATTTGGAAATTGTGATAAGTTTGGAACAGGCAATGCCATGTCATACTCACGAAAGTATGCGTTCTTAAATTTATTAAATCTTAAAACAGGTATCAAAGATGAAGATGGTTATGAACCAAAACCATTTGAAGATTCTACAGAGCAATCTGTTGAAGAACCTACATACATGGATGAAACCATAGATGTAGAAGATATAAAACATGAACTTAAAAATGCTAAATCTTTAAAAGATTTTAATATCGCTAAAGAAAAGCACAGAGCAAATGTTGAATATCTATTGAGAAATAATTTACGAGCATATAGGCAAGTCACAGACATTGCTGAAAGTCGTGAATTACAATTAAACAAGGGTCAGTAAAAGCTGACAATAACAAAGGAGTAAACATGAGTGAAGATGTAGTATGGTGTAATTTGGTTAGAAACGAAAACAAGAACGCAGAGAACCAACCAGATTGGGTAGCACCACCAAACCTAAAAGCACCAGAGGGTAAGAAGTGGACCATAGGTGTTAAGATAGGAGACGTTTGGCACAATCAAGCTGGATGGAATGAGTTAGATGAACAAGGTAATATTACCGGTATCACAATTAAAATGACACCACCTAGTTCTAGTGATGATAAACCAACAGTACCACAAAATAAAGGGTTTCAAAGCAAACCTAATTATGGTAATAAACAATCGTATAAGTTTTAATTAACTTATATTTGTTTCGGGGGAGTTTTTCTTTCTAGTTCCCTTTCGGTAGTTTTCTTCCCCGAGACCCTCAACTTATATGGATAAGAAAATAACAGACATAGACCAAGAGATAGAGAAAAAGATTATTGATGATCGCCAAAAAGATTATGGTAATTATCAAGAGAACTTTATTATGTTAGCCGAAATGTTTACGATTGTCTTGGCAGACAGTTTAAAAAAAAGAATTAAGCCACATCAAGTAGGTCAATTAATGATGGCACTAAAGCTATATAGATCAACACGAAATTTTAAAGCCGATAATTATACTGATTTAAGTATATATAACAAGATGACTAAAGAGATACACAAAAAAGAGGTTGCCAAAAAGGATAAAGTATGACAAAAGTTAAGAGAATTATCAATGGTGAGTGTCATTTTGAAATGACAGAACTATTTGATGATGTTGAGAAAGCTGCAAATGTGTCCAATAGTGGAGAACTTGTAGAATGTAAAATTGATAATTTGAGGATTGATTTTACAACAGTAAAAAAGGAGAAAGATGAACGAGATAAAAACTCGTCTGCAAAAGTACAGGGATCTTCAAGCGAAGAAACACGAGAAGTACCTAGAAGCAAAGCAGAAAGTCAATAAGTATCAAAAAGATTCTTATAGATTGCTTTGGAA